GTGCCACGGCTCTTGATTCCCTATCTGCTGGTTATCTTAAGACTCAAGGATCTGGCGGATCTGGTGCTGTTTCGACTATTGCTTCCGTTCCTGTAGGCGACATCAGCGGAGTTCTTCCGATTGCGAAAGGTGGAACGAATCTGTCCGCCATCCCAACCAATGGCCAACTTCTGATTGGCAATGGTTCTGGATTCACGCTGGCAAGCCTCACCGCAGGATCGAACGTCACGATTACTCCCGGTGCTGGAACGATTACTATCGCGGCGACAGCTCCTGCTTCGACGTTTAGTTACGTCACGTTTACGCGGAGGGTTACCGGAACACCCGGTTCTGGCGCACCTGACATCGGCGCAAGTCTGACTAAGAATCCGTTTAGTTTGACCGATTTTCCGTCTGGATCTTGGAATGGTATTGATACTGCATCTGGATTTACCGCATCGACTGGACGGTTTACAGCGGCACTTTCTGGGTATTACAGGATTGATGTTGCGCTGATGTTGAGTGCATACACTGGAACCGCGTCTTCGGTTTCTTTTAGAATCAGAAAGAATGGAGTTACGGACATTGGTCCTACAAATTCCCAATCAACAAACTCTACAAGCATTTCTGGTCCGTTTTTTATTCAGTACATCGATCAGGCGTCTGCTGGCGATTATTACGAGATTTTGGTAACAACCGGATCGTTGAACGGTTATTACGTTCGAGAAGGGGCATCGTTCTCCATCCAGCGGATTCAGGCTTAAACCATGAGCGAACGCGCACCACGAAGGTACACTGACGGGTCTGTCACCTTTGAAGGTGGCATTGACGCTGGCGTGATGCCGTCTGAGGTGGACAAAAATCAGGTGGCGTTCGCTGTAAATGCCAGCTTCCGACAGAGCTTCATCTCCCCTCGCCCCGGTTACGTTCAGAAAGATTACAATCTCTGCACGACGGTTACCGCAGACAACGCCGAGATTACCGCAGATCAGACCAATGTAACGGCTGATGGGTGGTCAGAAGAATGTTACGGTTCTCAAAGCCTGACCGGCACGTTCCAATGCGCGCTTCCGTATATCGGAGACAATGGCCAGACGTTCATCCTGATGCTGATCAGTGGTAAAGTGTGGCTTTACGACTGCCTTCAAAACAACGCTCAGAATCTGACGGTTTCTCCAAGTCTTGAGAATCCTTCCAATCTGCTCGACGGCTGGATGGTTCAAGCCGAGAACTTTGTCGTCATTCAGGATGGGTTCAGCAAGCCGCTGATCTTCAACGGAACGAATCTGCGCCGCGCCACTGACGACGAAATCAAGTGCGGCAAGATTATGGCCTACGTCAATGGCCGCATCTGGTACGCGCTTCCTGACGGGTTCTCTTTCCGCGCTACGGACATCGTTTATGGGGATGGAACGCGAGCGAGTGTTCTCAAGGAAACCGAGAACACCTTCCTCAATGAGGGTGGAGACTTCGCGGTTCCGTCGGATTCAGGCGGCATCACGGCAATGGCCGTCCCCGGCAATCCAGATACGTCGCTTGGACAAGGACCGCTTCTCATCTTCACGCCTCGCTACGTCTTCAGCGTTCAAGCTCCCACAGACCGTGATACTTGGAAGAACCTGAACTATCCGATTCAGGCAATCAGCTTGCTGACAAGCGGCGCGCTTGGTTCTCGGTCGGCCATCACCGTCAATGGCGATGTGTTCTACCGAGCTATCGATGGCATCCGGTCGTTCATCATTGCTCGCAGGTCGTTCAGCGACTGGGGTAATACCCCTATCAGCGGCGAGATGACGCCTATCGTTGAGAACGATCAGACGAATCTTTTGTGGGCCAGCTCAGCGGTTGTCTTTGATAATCGAGTGCTGATGACTTCTCAGCCTCGTTTCAATTCTGAAGGCGTGATTCACAAGGCTATATCCGTGTTGGATATGGAGCTTGTCACATCGATGCGGAAGAAGGCTCCTCCGGCATGGTCAGGAATCTGGACTGGGTTGAACATCTTGCAGCTCGTCAAGACCGAGAACGCTTACGGAGACAACTGCTTTGCCATCGCTCGCGGATCGGATGGTTCAATTCAGATTTGGGAAATCACCAAGTCCAACAAGTTCGATTCGAATCTGTCTGATCCTAGGAAGGAAATTGAGTGGCAGGTGCAGACTCGCGCCTACAACTTCGAACTTCCGTTCGGACTGAAGAAGCTCGATTCGGGCGACATTTTCATCGACTCGCTAAGCGGTTCGGCGGCGTTCTACGTTCAATATCGACCAGACCAAAATCCCGGTTGGATTGAATGGGCCGACTGGACCGAATGCGCGATTGTCGATCAGTGCCTGACTGGGCTGTGTCCTCTGACAAACTTTCAGCCGCAATACCGGCCGAAGATGCGGCTTCCAACTCCTGGCGATCTTGCGTGTAACGAGTCCATCAATACTCCGGCCAGAAACCTGTACGAGGTTCAGCTCAGCATTGCCGTTTCAGGCTATTGCAGAATCAAGAGCATCCGCGTTCACGCTTACGACGTTCAGGAATCTCCTGTTGGAGAATGCCGGACATATCAGGGATGCAAAGTTCTTGGAGGCTGCGACATAGATCCTTTCACCTACACATCGGAATAGCATGCCAAACCTAACCCTCATCACGCTTACCGCTCCAAGCCTTCCGCTGACGTACTGCCCGTCCAACTACCAGCAGTTGGCCAACGACATCATTGGAGGCACTCAAGCGACGTTCAACAGCGCGATTGGAAACTCGTTCTTCAACTTTGGTTCGACGACTCCTGCACTGAACAATCAGATTTATCCGTGGCTGGATGACAACGGTTTTTGGTGGGTGTTCAACGGAGGTTATTGGACGCGCCAAAATCCGGTTGCGGCCGGAAGTTCTGAGCGTCGTATCTTTGTCGGAACCACGACAGATGTTCTCTCTTACGACGGAGGTGACGGAACCGCTTATGCGGGTAATCCGTATGCTGGCGCGATGTGGGAGATTGACACGGCTTTTGACGCTCGATTCCCGGTTGGCGTTGGAGCTTTCGCCGGAAGCGGTGCGGTTGCCGTTCAAGGGACGACTACGTCTACCTCTGTTGTCGGCGAGGACAAGCACACGCTGACCGTTTCCGAAACCGCGTTCAACGAGCATACTCACGGTGTCGCTCAACTGATTGCGCCTGCAAACGACGATTACTACCTCGTCAATAAATCGTGGAGCGGACTCGGATCGTACCCGACGCAGATCCTTCAAGGTGCGGCAGGAACGGGCGGTGGCGGATCTGGTCCGAGCATTACGACCGGAGATGTCGGAACTACCACCTCCGACAAGACCGGCAACGATAGCCAGAACGCTGTCGGCCACAACAATCTCCCACCGTTCTACGGTGTTTACTTCATCAAGCGAACTGGCCGAGTCTACTACACCAAATGAAGCTAATCGTTCAGGACATTCGCTCCACAATCGCTCGGGTCATCGGCGTATGTGTCGATGATGCGCGCGTTTATGATTACATCAATCAAGCGTGTCGAAGGCTTCTACACAAGGGGTTGTGGGCCGGATCGTACGGCAGATTCACGGTTACGACCGTTGATGGATGCATTACTTGGCCGCGTTCGATTGAAACCATCGAGGCTGTTGCTGACTGCTGCGGAACTGGGTCGGTGAGAAACCAATGGTATGAATTTCAAGAAACCGGATTTGGACTTCTTGGAAAATACAATCCATGCGCCGGAAACCAGCTTGTTGATCGTGGCACTGTTGTTTCTTACCGTGATTTGTCTGGTGGCAATAACAGCTACATTCGAGTCTACCCTGGCGACGCTTCGGATGTCGGCAAAACCATCACGCTCCAAGGATACGACGCGAACGGCCAATGGATTCGCACCCAATCTGGTGGCACATGGATTGACGGCGAAAAGCTGACGCTCGCTTTGCCGTACGTTCAGTCTTCCAAGAAATTTACCGCGCTAACCGGCGTCATCAGGGAGGCAACAAATACCGCGTCGCGACTGTACGAGTTCAATCAGGCGGTTTTCGCCGAGATTGATCTGGCAGTTTACGACCCTGATGAAACTTTGCCGCAGTATCGTCGGAGCTTCTGGACTGGCCGGAATAGCGACTGCTGCACCCAGACCGTTACGGTGATTGGCAAGATGCGCCATATCAACGCGACGAGCGTGAACGACTACCTCATTCCTCCGTGCGCTGACGCCATCAAGCTGATGGTCATGGCGATTCGTAAGGAAGAGAACGATTTGATTCAGGAAGCAGTGGCCTACGAAGCCAAAGCGGTTCAAGCTGTTCAGGAGCAGACGATGCAGTATCTGGGTGACGCTGTCGCAACGATACGCATGGTCGGTGTAGGATTAAATGGCGGTGGATTCTCGCAATGGTTCTGAACCAAAAGGATAATTTATGGCAATAGGACTTGGAGCGGCAATTTTGGGCGGAGCTGGAATCTCGGCAGCGGGAAGCCTGCTCGGTGGATTGTTCGGTGGAAAGAAGCCGAAGGTTCCCGAGCTGAAGCCGATTGATTTCGCCAAGGAGCAGCAGCAGGCGATTCAGCAGAACATCGCGTCGCTTGAGTCGGCCACTGATCTGGCAAAAAGAACGACCGCCGCTGAACAGTCTCAGCTTGAGACGCAGCTTCGCCGTGCGATTCCTGGCTATGACCAGCTTGTTTCTCAGGCTGGGCAGAACATTGCCGCTTCTCTTCGCGGTGAAATCTCGCCTGAGGTTTCCGCTCAAGTTCAGCGTTCGACCGCTGGACGCGCTTTGTCAGGTGGATTCGGCGCAGGATCTGGATTCGGTCGTGCGCTGACCGCTCGCGATTTAGGGCTGACTGGCATGCAGA